TTCATACAGTGTTTCGTTCTGTTTATCACAAGAAACAACAGTTAATACCGGACCACTAGTATCAGTTTCAACTGCAAGGGCCGCATTAGGAAGCAATCCAAACACTAAAACCACACATAAAACGGTAGAAATTATTTTTTTGAAACACATTGACTTCAACTTCCTTCCCTGGTCTATGACATAATCCGAATTATGTATCATTGAATTACTAGTTGCTCTTGGGCTACGGTACAAATGCAGCTGATATGCGAACGAAAATTTCACCCTCAACTTTGTTTTTGCAAAAAGAACATTGAGGGTGTATTTGTGTTGCATTGTTTTCACTTAAAAATTGCAATTTGGGTCGCATTGTGTTTTTCGCTTACAAAACCTTGATTTTTTTGTATAAGAGTCGTATAATTATTATGTATCTTTGTAGCTACTTTTGGTTGTCCCCCAAAATAATACGACATAATTCGGATTATGTCGTATCCGCCTATATCACTAACCCAAGTTGTTCAATTTGACGCCGATGCTCTGCACTTGTGGTCATAATATAAATTCGGGTGGTGTTGATAGAGCTGTGCCCCAGAATGTCGGCCAGTTTGGCAATATCCTTCTCGATACCGTAGAAGGTTCGAGCAAAGAGCTTCCGGAGGTTATGTGGGAACACCTTGGACGCTTTTACTCCGGCAGTTTCGCATAACCGCTTCATTGCTGCCCAAATATTGCTGCGGTTCAATGGTTTGCCGGAGCGTGTAACAAAGATGGTGCCGGCTGTGATTCCGTGCCGCTTAGCATAGTTCAGCAGAATATTTCTCAGTTTGCCCGGTACGAGGATCGTCCGGGTTTTGTTTTTGCAATCCACAGTGACCTGACCATACCGGACAGCCTCCACAGTAAAATACTGTAGTTCCGACACACGGATGCCGGTGCCACAGATAGTTTGAATCACCAAGTTTAATTGTTCTTGATGCCTGGATGCCTCCAACAACCGCATATACTCTGCCTTAGTCAGTTCTTTGTCTTCTGTGCAATAGGTCTGTTGCTGCATCCGGATATTCTTTGCTTTGCAACCGGACAACCCAAGGAAATCCAGTAAACTGTTCACACTGGCAAGCATAGAGTTGATCGACCGGACGGCATAGCCTTGCTCTGTCAGTTGTTTTTTCCACGCTATTACCAGCTCTTTAGTAATTTCCGCACCGGCTATGAATGTGCAGAAAACCTGCACATCTCGGAGATACTTCTCCTGGGTTGCATTGCTCTTTTCCTCTCGGCAGAGAAATTCAGAAAAATTGTTGATAAGGTTAACGGTTAAAGTCATAATTGTTGCCTCCTTGTTTTGGTGTCTCTATTGTACCCAAAATCAAGTAACGTAAGAAAAACACAAATATCAAAAAACAAAATCATCCGCATAATGGCTCGCCTGAGTCAGTATGCGGATATTTTTCATAGGCAACACCTCCAAGTCCGTGTGATGTTACCTCTGTATTGGCGTTATATCAACTGTCATTACTCACAAATCTTTACCCCACCAAAGAAGTGGAATACAAGCTTTCTTTCCGGGGAAACCATCACCTTGTCAATCGACACCAGCCATAGCTTTTCATCAAACTCCTTTAGTACGCCGTCCCTCTCGGCCAATTGGATCATAAAGGCTTCCAATACATCCGCTTCTTGCTGCCGTTCCTTTTTTGCCTGCAGAAGCGTATCCACCTTTTCCTTGGCGGTAATGTACCTCTGTTCCAGCTCTGCATATCGGGCGGCGTAGGTGATTTGGTCAAGGGCGGTTTGGGAGTTCTCCGTTACGCACCGCTGTGTCAGCTCGATCAGCACCGCTACCTCCTGGGTTGCTGCATCAATCTGTGCATCGATTTCCGTAAAGTCAACGAGTGTTTCCCAAACCACCTGCAGATCCGCAAGCACCATCTCCTTGTTCCCGTACACCTCATTGAATGCCTCGACAAATCGTTCCTTGATGTCTTCCTCGTCCAAGTTCGGTGTTTGGCATTTGCCGGTGCCGGCATACTTGCCGTTGCATCGCCATATCACTTTCCGGTACGGCTGATTGGGGTGCCATACCTTGTTACCGAAGTATTCACCGCAGTCTCCGCAAACGAGCCGGGTGGAAAGCACGCTGTTGCCACTGTACTTTCTGCCTATGGCTTTTCTCCGTTCCATCTCCGTCTGCACCAAATCCCACTCATCCGGTTTGATGATTGCCGGATGTGAATTTTCCACATAGTATTGGGGAACTTCGCCCTCGTTGGGCTTCATTTTCTTTGTGAGGAAATCCACGGTTATGCGTTTCTGTAATCTTGCATCCCCGCGATATTTCTCGTTGGTGAGGATGCTTTCGACCGTGCTTGCCCTCCAGTTCGCTTTGCCCGCCGGGGTTGGTATGCCTTCTGCGGTAAGCAACCGAGCAATGCCTCCGGTGGTCTTACCGCCAATGAATAGACTGTAAATCCGCTGCACGATCTCTGCTTCCTCCGGCACAATCTCCGGCAGACCGTCTTCGCCTTTGCGGTAGCCAAGGAACTGCTTATAGGGTAATGCCACCTTGCCGTCTGCAAACTGCTTCCGCTTGCCCCAAGTGACGTTCTCGGAAATGCTCCGGCTCTCCTCCTGGGCAAGTGAGGACATAATGGTAATCAGAAGCTCACCTTTGGAGTCAAGGGTATAGATATTTTCCTTTTCAAAGTAGACCTCGACACCTTTTTCCTTTAGCCTCCGGACGGTAGTGAGGCTGTCCACGGTATTTCGGGCAAAGCGACTGACGCTCTTGGTTACGATCAAATCAATGCCGCCAGCCAAGGCAAAATCCACCATCTCATTAAAGCCGTCTCGGTTTTTGGTATTGGTGGCAGAGATGCCTTCGTCCGTATAAACCTTCACAAACTGCCAATCCGGTCGGGACTGAATGTAGTGGGTGTAGTAGTCCACCTGGGCTTCATAACTGGTCTGCTGCTCTTCGCTGTCCGTGGAAACACGGGCATAACCGGCAACTCTCCGCTTGGCTGTGGATGAATGGGGCATCCTGGTCAGCGGATTGATTGTTGCGGGTATAACTGTTATTGCTCTTGCCATTTTACTGCCTCCTCATTTTTGACTTCTGCTTGGCGGCTTCTTTCATCTCCGGTGTCCAGCTCTCGGCTCGGGACCGGTCTGCCCAGGTTGTTTCCACTGTCCTGCCGTCCCGGAGATGGTAGCAAAGACTGTTGTTTTCGCCTACGCAGATGTGCCTTACCGTTGCCGCGAAAATATGCTCATCGAACTGCTCCAACCCAAGCACCTCCGCCGTGGCGGCCATTAAGGTTTCCTCGGGGATTTGCTTGGAGGTTGGGCAGTAGACTTTGCCCATCGTGTTAAAGGTTTGGCAGATCCAAACCACCCTCGCTGCCGTCTTTTTCCGGCGGTAGTGTTTTCCACAGCCGTTGCAGATCAGCTTGCCGGTAAAGGGGTATGTTCCTTTCTCTCCACCGGCTTTGAAGTGGTCTGCCTTGCTGTCCGCAAGCTTCTGGACTGCTTCAAAATCGGCAAGGCTGATAATCGGCTCGTGGGCACCGACCACACGGAACATTGGATGCTGCCCCTTATTCCTTACGGTCTTTTTGGTTATGTGGTTTTCCCGGTAGGTGGTCTGCAGGAGTAGGTTTCCGGTGTAGGTGTAATTGTGTAGGATTTTTTGAATAGAAAAGGTCGACCAAGGTTTCCCTTGCTTTGTGTACTGACCACGCTCGTTCAGCTCTCTTGCAATGGTAATGAAGCCTTTACCGGAAAGGTACTCCGCAAACAAGAACCGGACAAGTTCTGCCTCCTCCGGTATCACTTGATAAGTGCCGTCCACCAATCGGTAGCCGAGCATCCCCCAACGCCAGGGCTTGCCTTCCTCGAAGTTTCTCCGGATGCGCCACTTTTGATTTTCGCTTGCGGACCGGCTCTCTTCCTGGGCGTAGGAGGCAAGGATCGTCAGCATCAGCTCTCCGTCTGCACTGAGGGTGTGGATGTTCTGTTCTTCAAAGAACACATCGATCCCCAGTAGTTTCAGTTCACGCACGGTCTCCAGCAAGGTGACCGTATTGCGGGCAAATCTTGATATACTCTTGGTTATGATTACATCTATTTTCCCCATCCGGCAGTCTGTGAGCAATCTCTGAAAATTTTCACGGGTATCCTTTGTTCCGGTTAGCGCCTCATCTGCGTATACACCGCAATATAGCCACCCTGGGTGATTTTGGATTAGCTGACTGTAATAGCTGACCTGTGCCGACAGGGAGTGGAGCATTGCATCCTTACCGCTGGACACTCTTGCGTAGGCAGCCACCTTCTTTATTAGGGGCTGAACCTGGGTGGAGTGTTCCACTTTTGTAATAATTCTTTTCATAGGCATTTCCTCCTTTGTAGTACGCATATTACCTCTAAAAGGCCATATTATCCACTCATTTATCGGTCATTTATCGGAATATACTACACAAAGATATGGAGTGCCGTTTGGCGATTATTGCATCAATTTTATCGTACTCTTCCTTGGTAATTGTCCCGCGTTTGAGCATCTCCCGGACAAGGCTCATGGTGGTTTGGTAGGCAATGAGGTGCTTACGGTATTCATCCATCTGCGGCAACCCCCTTACTCCGTGCCAGGGCATAGCACGCCCGGGAGCAGTAGATTCGGTTCTTGTTGCCGTAGCTGATAAACTCCGCACCGCATTGGGGACAGACCAGTTTGTAGTAGGCTTTCCGCTGCACTTGATCCAAGTGGCTGTTCCACCACTTGGTGCGACACTCGGCACAACAGAAGCGGCGGGGCCGGCCGTTACCGGTTTGTGGCAGTTCCTTCCCACACGCCTCACAATGCCCCTCGGTTGGCTTTGTCGGCGGTTTTTCAACAGCAAGCCCGTTTCTCTGCATATATCCTTTCACAGCGTTAACCGACAAGCACAGGGTTGCGGCTATCTTCTTGTAGCCGTAGCCCTTTTTGTCATATAACCGGTGGATTTGCGACTTCTCATAATCAGTCATTTTGATGCCTCCTTCTGAAGAGGCAATTCCACCCCTCCACCTACCACCGGACATCAAAATGCCGTTTGACCGAAAAAATACAAAAATTTTTCGAGGTCGCATAAGAATATATGATGCGACCTCCCTTAACGCATATGTGTACGGAGTAGCTCCTTCAGCTCCACCATATTCTCATACAGAATAGCAAACTCCGTAGGGCTGCAATCGTTGAGCAGTTCCATAATGCTTCCGCTGTTACTCTTGTCCAGACCAGAAGACGGGAGCAATAGATGATCCGGAGTGGTGTTAAGTACAGAGGCAAGGGTGATGATCGTCTCCACAGATGGTGTGCGCTGTCCAGCTTCCAGTTTCCGAATGTATGTATCGGAGACCCCGGCAAGGTCTGCCAAGGTTTCCTGGGAGATCTTCTCCAGGTGCCGATACTGGCGAATGCGTTTTGCGATGAGTTTTGTGTCCATAATATTCCCTCCAATAATTCTTTAGAATGAGTGTTGTCATTCCTCTAAATACTTTAAGGGCATCACAGAAAAATACAAGTACACCGAAAAAGCTACAATTATTAGCAAAAAATGCCGCAAATAGACACTCCTAGTACCAGCACCGGTACAGCCCGTCTCTGTTGCAATAGGAAGATGTGAAGTATAATTTTCCTATTATCTGCAAAGGGAGCATCCGTTATGGCAAACCAAGATGAAAAGCAAAGAATACGCCAGCGATACCGAGGCGTTGCATTGGAAGAGATTGAGAAAGTCCCGGCGATTGAGGACAAGGATATCTTTGAAGATGAGAGCGACAAGCAGGTCGGTGTGTATGTGCGCGTATCCACAGACGATCCGCGACAGACCTCTTCCTTCGAGTTGCAGAGAAACCACTATACGGATCTTATCGCACGCCGCCCAGGCTGGCATCTTTACAAAATCTACGCTGACGAAGGTATCTCCGGCACCTCCCTCAATCACAGAGATGCGTTTATGGAGATGATCGCAGATTGCAAGCGGCATAAGATCGATCTCATTATCACAAAGAGTGTATCCCGTTTTGCCCGTAACATTTATGACTGCATCGGTCAAGTTCGTATGCTGGCAGATCTAAAACCACCGGTAGGTGTGCTATTTGAAACAGAGAACATTTACACCTTGAAGGAAGGCAGCGAAATGGCGCTGTCCTTTATCGCTACCCTTGCCCAAGAAGAATCTCGCACCAAGAGTAGCGCAATGAATCTATCATATGAGATGCGGTTCAGCCGTGGTATCTTCCTTACCCCAGAGCTATTAGGCTACGATAAGGACGAGGACGGCAATTTGGTAATCAACGAGGACGAAGCATTAACCGTCCGGCTGATTTTCTTTATGTTCCTTTACGGATACACCGTGCAGCAGATTGCAGAAACGCTGACAAACCTCAAACGGGTCACCAAGCGTGGCAATTACCAATGGACAACTAGTTCCATACTGGGCATTCTCCAAAACGAGCGCCATTGCGGTGATGTGATCGCACACAAGACTTGGACTCCCAACTTCCTCACCCATAGATCGGTTAAGAATGAGGGTGAGAATTTTAAGAAGCCCAAGTACATCAAACGAGATCACCACGAAAGCATCATTTCCCGGGATGACTTTATTGCTGTTCAGCAGCTCATTGCATTCAGTGATCGTGGCAGAACCGGAATGTTACCGCAAATCCACGTAGTGGACAAAGGAGCCCTGCGTGGTTTTGTGATCATCAACCCTCGTTGGGCAGGCTTTTCTGCGGAGGATTATTTGACCTCGGTGGAGTATATAACACCCACCCGCAAGGAAGAGGTTATTGCCGATAGCACGGTCACACCGGAAATTGGCACCGTGGATTTAAGAGGCTTTGAGATTGTTCGTGGTCAGTTCTTTGGGGCCAATCGTGCGTGTACAATAACGCTGACCCCCGAAGTGATGAAATTTACCGCGTCCTGCCTACAAAAATTGGATAATTGCAGACTTATTGAGCTGCTTTTTGATCCCATACGGAAGCTATTGGTTGCAAGACCTACCACAAAAGGAAACCGAAATGCCATCGAGTGGCTGTATTTTGACGGCAAAAAATATCACGCTCGGAAGGTTTTGGGTCGTGCATATTTGCCGGTAATTTTTGATCTCATGCAGTGGAATACAGAGTGGCCGTACTCCATCCAGGGCGAATGCCTGGGTAACGGACAGGACTCATTTTTGCTGTTCGACCTCAACGATGCAGAGGGTGTGATCCGGCAACGCAAGGCTGATGAAGCGGATGCCACCGCTACGCCAGTTGTCGGAGGCCCCAAGCAGCCCATCAAAGCAATGCCTCAAGAATGGCTGTCCAGCTTTGGCACGGAATACTATGCACCGGCGGCCATTGCTCCGGCAGAAAAGACAGGCTGGAATGCGCAGTCTCCGGGTAAACCAACCCCTCGCAACGATAGCTTTACTACAACTAGTGAGGCAGAACTCAAGCAAGGCATTACAACAATGATCGAAACTATGACAGAAGGAAGTGCTGGCAATGGATGACCAAATGATGATTGGAGAACTGGGTGATGCGACAGACGGGGTGAATTTCCCCATCGATCCCGTCACCGGAAAGGAGGACGAATTTACCCCGGTAGAAAACTTCTCCTATGCCGGTTACCAAATCACCCGTGAGGAGTTCTTTGCCCACGCAAAAGAGCCGGCTTTGTGCCTTTGCGAAAACAAACTCTACGTCAACAAAGTATGCCTACGGAAAGCGCCGGATACCTCCAGAGTGCTGGTGATGGTGTCGCCGGAGCAGAAGAAAATCATTCTGAAACCCTGCTCCGAAGAGACCAAGGATTCTGTTCCCTGGATTACTGCCAAAGGTAACGCTCGGCAGGTCACTTGTAAGCCTGCGTTCTGCGCCCTCATTGCGGATCTAACTGGGTGGAACTTACATAACCGCTATAAGATGATTGGCAAAATGGTTCGCAATAAGGGAGATCGGCTGTTTATTTTTGACTTGGACGCCGCCCTTATTTATCCCCGGAAAGCAACGATTGACGAGGAGGGCAATGTAGTCCGCAGCAAGCCCACACGGGAGCCAGTGTATATGGAGTCCTGGCGTCACCAGTTTGGCTTGCCTGTTGAGGAACACGAGCGGATGTACTCCATCAATCGCTTTGATGACTATGTGGTCATTTCTGTGCAAGGCAAGAAACCACAACCCCCAAAAAAACCCGAACTAGATAAGGAGGACGCATAATGCAACTTATACTTTCCGAGCCAACCACAGGCGTATCCGTTGATATTAAGAAGCGCCGTATCCGCATTTCCCGTAAGATCTTCCAGCAGCTGGATATGCCGGAGTATTTCCGTATTCTTGTCAATCCCAGTTCTAAGGGAATGGTAATCGAGGGCTGTCCGGAAGCAGCCAAAGGCTCCTATCAGCTATCCAAAGTACCCAGCCATAAATCCTCATACGAATTGACTAGCACCAGCTTAATGGGCGAGTTGGTACAGTGTGCAGGATTTTCCGGGGTAAGCCTTGTGAAGCTAACCGGCTACCCCATAGAAGGACAAGCCGCTCTCTTCTTTCGCATGGAGCAACAGCAGACCGAAAGAGAGGCTTAATATGGCAGAGGTAACCTTTCAAATTGACCAAGAGTTCAAGCGATTATTACCGGAATTATCTTCCACAGAACTAAACCAGCTGGAAGCCAATATCATCAAAGATGGCTGTCGAGATCCCATCGTGGTATGGAGCGGAATTATTGTAGATGGCCATCATCGGTATGATATTTGTAAGCGGAACCGTATTCCCTTCAAGGTAGAGAAGAAGGATTTCAGCTGCCGAGAAGAAGCAATCCAATGGATCTTAATGAACCAGATTGGGCGCAGAAATGTGGCACCGGAACTGCTGCGATACCAAATTGGTAAGCGTTACAATATCGAGAAATTGCTGACCGCTCATAACCCGAGGGGCAAAAATCAATACTCAGAGGTCGCATCAGGAGAAATGATGCGACCTCCCCAAGATGTGCGGATGGGTACAGCTGCCGCCATCGCACGGGCATATAACATTTCGCATTTTGCGGTACATACCTATAAGGACATTGCTGAAGCTATAGATGCCATCGCTGAGAAGGACCGCCGTCTTGCAGATAAGTATCTATCCGGTCAGCTTCGTATTAAGAAGGACGATCTTATGACCATAGCCGGAATGACCAAATGGCAGGTCCGGGCGCTGACCAACGGACTAATGAGGCAACGAAAGTCTGTATGCCGCACCCAAGATGTATTAGAGGCACTCTCCGCCCGGGACTTGCAGTTGGAAAACACCAGCGCAAGAGAACGACGCCAAGCTGCGCAGACCTTTGCGACTATGCCTACCGTAAAAGATATGCCGGCACCCGATCCGGATGGCGAGGTAGCAAGCCTCTCCCTTACGATTCCTTCCTGGAACTCCTCCATTGAGCGTGTGTTCAACAAAACCAATATGGAAGAGATTTCTGACAAAGCAAAAACGCAACTGCGTGTGGGTCTTATGACCTTGCGCGATAGTATCGACCTAATCTTACTAGCCATCGAGGAGGTAACGGAGAATGGCTAATGAATACGAATACAGTGAATTTGTCCCGGATGTTCACTTTGAACTGATCCCCATAAAAATGTTGGTTTCCAATCAGACC